ACAACTTTTAAAGCTGCTCCAGATTTGGTAGTCAATGCTTCAGAGAACTGTTGAACAGAAGCGTTTGCTAACTGGTTAGCTTTCACAAGAACATCAGTAACCCTAGTTAAGTTACCTAAGTTTTGTTCAGCGTCTTTGACTGTAAGACCTAAAGCAGATTGGGCGTCAGTTGCTAAGTCAGTAGCTGTTGCCATGTCGAACATACCAGCCTGTGCGAACTTAGTAACCTGCGGTAAAGCTGCGACAGATTGTTCAGCGTCTAAACCAGCTGAAGCTAAAAAGAAAAATGACTCCGCCGCGTCTTTGTTGGAAACTCGAAATTGTGTTGCGACTTCTCTCGCCGCGTCTTTCATTGTTTGTTGTTGAGCTACAGTAGTTTTCATAATCGCAAGGGACTGAACCATAGCGTCATCAAACTCTACAAAACCTTGAAATGCTTTTCTCAATCCAGCGGCGAGTGCTACACCAACTGCAACGGCTGCTCCTTTTGCAAATTTGGACATACCAGCTAGTCCACTAGATAACTTATCTACTTGACCTTTAGCTGTATTAACGCCTTTGGTAACAATCCTTATCGCAATATCTGCGTTTCTACCCATTACGTTTAATACTTTCCGCTTCTTGCATTGCTAACCTTTTATTTCTTTCTTCGTTCTCCATAGTATAAAATATAATCCACTCGTTGTACTCTTTTAATGGCATTTTACTACGAAGTTCAGCAACAGTCATGCCTAACTCACGGGCTAGTTTATATTGGAAAACTAAATCTAGATTATTCTTGAAAGGTATCTGCGGAAGCAGAACCTCCAACGCCGTTTAACTCATTGATAGAAGCAAAAATTAAATCAACTACGTTTGCGTCTTTTTCATAAAGTTTATCAATAGCGTCTACGTCTAACTTTGGTTCAACTACACATTGCAGTAAGAGTTGTTTTTGATAATCAAACGCGTTCAATTCCTTATCGTCCAGCATGGCACCTAGTTCAATTTGCATTGATTTGGTAATGCCTTGAATAAGGATTGAAACATCCCATTCTTTTATTTTTAGCTCTTTAGTCGGTACGTCAGGTAACGACTGTATCTCATCAACAGTAAGTCTTTTCATGTAACCTCCTATAATTTATATTAGTGGGTACCGCGTGTTACTGCACCGCTAACTTGTAAGTCTGCTGAATATCCAACAACATCTCCGACTGGACTTGATATAGAATAGTTTGTAAGTATTGCTTCCCCTGTATATTTGACTTTTCCAGAAGATGTTCCCTCTGGAGAATATTCAAATGACAGAGAAGCAGTTTGACCTACAACTGCACCAAAAATAGCGTCAGCTGTTGCGTCCCACAAACCAGTCAAGCCTAAAGTAGAATCTTTTAATCCTACAATGTATGTCTTGTTGCTAGCTCCTAAAGTAGAAGTTTCAGCAACGTCTGCTGTTTCTGGAAAATCAACATTGTTTACAAAGCTCGAAATATCAGTTAATGAACCACTCGAATTATCGAGCTTAAAAACTGAACTTTTTCCGTGAACAAATGCCATGATTTTTCTCCTTAATTATTTCGTCCAAATCCAACAATAGCATTTATTGTAGGAGATGAACTTCCACCAATCGTGTTACTTACACGAATGTATCTATTTATCGTAGTTCCACTATCAACAAATTTGACTTCCGAAGTCGCCGCAGTTGCCGTAGTAAAAGTTATTAAATCAGCGTAGGTAGTGTTATCTGCACTATGCTGTATTTTCACAGCGCCTGTAGGACTTGTCCCACTTACACTTGAAACTATTAAAAATGCGCCAACTCCATTAGAAGTTGCTACGCCATTATCTTGTACAGAACCCTGTACCCCAGTTGTAGTAAAAGCGGAAGCGTTTAAAACTTGACCGTTCCACATACCCTCATCAGATTGTACATCCATTGAAGTTGCTACTATATCTCCTACAGGACTGGATACTGCATAGCTAGTAATGTTTCCTTTTGTAAAAGTTGCACTATCGCCAGTATCTAAACCATCAATACCTAGTGCTAAGTCAAAATCTGCACCGCCAAGTAATGGTTGTATAACTCCATCTTGAGTAGCGTCAAAAAAACCAGTAAGAGAAATAGTTCCGTCTTTTTCTCCTGCAATATAGCTTTTAGCTGAACTACCAAATGTAGTTGACTCAGCGACATCTGCTGTTCTAGAAGCGTCAGCATTATTAAAGTACGCACTGAAGTTAGAACTGTTTACAAAAATTTTAGTATCTTTACCGTGTTTAAATGCCATTATTTTTTACCGCCACTACCACGTCTTCTTCTACGTCTAGTTCCAGAACCACTTCCGTACCTACCGCCTTTGCCTTTTTTCATTATTCTTCCTCGCCTTTAAAGTCTTCTGCTTTAACTATAATAGATTGTTCAATCATCCATTTCTTGCTTTTCTTAGGAATATCAGAATCATTAACTTCGTCCCCAATAGCGAATGACTTGTCTTTAGTAACAAATCCAACTTGTGCTATCCATTTCATGCTATTACCTCTACCGTAAATTCTACTCCCAAATAGTCAATATTGTTTATTGAGTAAACACCATAGCTATCTGCTTCTACCACTCTAACAGATTGAGCAACACCGCCCAACGTTATATCAGATTCTATTTGTGCTTTTATACTAGACGCTCCAGAGCTCGCCAAATAGCTATCTAAAGTTTCTTGGCTATCTTGTGCGTCAACACGACTTACATACAAAAATACGGGTATCTCGTAGCGGTCAGCACCCCTAGATTCAGTTAAGTCATAGTTAACAGATTCAATAACACCAACAATCGCTGTTGGCGGTTCAATGCTATCAGGTACAAAATTAAATACTATAAGAGAACTAATATTGGCTAGGTTTGTACCTATGCCATTTCTAATACTTGTTAAACTTGCCATTACTTAACCAACTTCCTACTTTTTTTCCATTGACGTTCAATATCTTTATGCGCTACTGCTAACAATAACCGTCTTTGTTGTCTTGAATTATTATAACCCATTTTTAAGAATGGTACGATTGGAGTTCCTTTCTTAGCTATTGCTCTTGCAACTACATAAGGGTTTATACCCTTACGACTTGCCCAACCCGTAAGAGCTTGGACTGGTGGAAAATGTGGCTTGCTTCTATCAAAAGGTTTTGACTGCCTAAAGTTTTTATGCATAAAACCATGTACGTAAGAACTATAAGGTGCAGTAGATTCTATTTTAACTCCAGCAGGTATTCTACCTCTGCTACCAAGTGGTTTAAATTTAATACCTTGTTGTAATTTTTTAGTATCTTTAGGAGCTTCTTTTTTTGATTGTTTAACAACAACCATAGCTGTTGAAGTGTAATAAGTTCTTAATGGTTTAAGTGTTAAATTCTTAAGGTCTAACCTTTTACGTAGTTGCCTAACCCCAACAAGTTTAAAGTCAACGTCTTGGTTCACAGTTTTTTCTTTTGATAACCTTTAATAAGTTTTAAAGCGTCAGGGTCAAATCTATTAAACAATTCAGCTGTACCAGTTTCAGGATTACCGTATGTAGAAAAAGGACTATCTTTTCTTTTAAATAAACGTGTTGATTGTAAAAAGGTTGCTTGTTTAATAGCGTCAGGTACAGAACTAAACCCAAATTTTGCAGTTACTTTAATATTGTTAAATATATCTGGGTCAAATCTTTCGTTGGAACGTGTATCTAATATTTTAATATGTGTGAAAGGTTGGTTTTGGTCAAGTGCATTAACAGTATTAACAGGCAAAACTACAAAGTCAGTATTAATAGTTAGCGTTTTATCGTGTGTCCCGTCATCATTTGTGTCAAGTTTTACTACAAGTCCAGTAGTTGTAGAAATATCATCAACCTCTTGGATAATTGTATTGTAAGGTGTGTAGTGATTACTTTGACTTGTGGTTTCATAAAAGATTCGACCACAGTACTGGTCAATTTCACGACTTGCACTTGTTATCGCGTTTTCTAAATTTGTATCTTGTCCGCTACCTGTTAACCCTACATAATTTTTTAGTTCGGATAACGCGCAGTATCCATTAACGATAGCCATAAGGTTTACTTACCTTTATTTTCAGTAGGTTTTTTTGCCTTAGTTCCAAGTCCCCACTCTTTTACCTGTAGGTCTGATACTTCATGTCCAGCAACTCCTAAAAGTTTACCTTTTCTCCAGCCCTTTGGCATTTCGCCATGAGGTGCTTCAGCAATTTTACCAGCTTCATCTATCCATACGTCTTTTTTTAATATCATATTTTTCTTTCCTGACTGCAACTCGCCCGTACCGTTAAAGCTAGAGCGAGTTACTAATGTCATATTAAATTCCTAAGTTCCCTTAGAAGTTTGATATCTTTGCAAAAGCTGTTGCTCTATATATAGGTAATCCCATACGAACAGTTGCTTTCATTACAACAATATCTTTAATAAAGTTTTCGTCATGGCTATCAGACATAGCTACTTCCATACCTTGTCTTGCGACGATATGCATAGCTTGTCCACCACCAAAAGTTCCAACTAAGCAATCGCCTGCTGAAATTTCAGTTGACGGTACTACAGGAACTCCCCATAGTGTTGGTTGCACAGCATTACCGAAGTTACCTGCGCCAACAAATAATGGATTTAAAGCTCCACTTGTTGTTACTGCATTTACCTCAGTTACTACTTGATACCAGTCAGCTGGATTCATGATGATTGCGTCTGGATTCATAAAGGAATCTTTTTGAATTTCCGTAATGGCTTCAAAAATTTGTCCAATTCTTTTTAAGTTTCCACTAAAAGATGAAAAGTTAAAAGAGTTGATTCCAGTCTTATTGAGGATTCCAGTCAAGTTTACACCTGAACCTGAACCGCCAATAATTTGGTCGGATATGGTTTGTCTAACCATAAATCTTAATCTACTGTCAATATATCCTTGAGCGGCGGATACGTCAGCGAGAAGTTCTTCGGTCATTGGAATGAATGCACCAATCTTACGAATTTCCTCTGTTCTTTCAGTAAATGCTAAAGCACTTTCTGCAAGAGCTGAACCCTCTGCCTTTGGAGCTGCTGCGTTAGTGTATGTGGTTTCCTCAAGATACTTGTACTGATATTGGTCAGTAGTGATTGTATCTATCAAGGCTGGAATCACAAATGGGTCTAACTGTGCAGACTCTTGTATTCTCGGACTTCTAACTACGCTAGGCGGGAAGTTAGATTCAGTAACTGTAGTTTTTAATTCTACTCTAGGGTCGTACTTGAGTTCAGATTTAATATTCTTTTGACCTGTTTCCATATAAGCTTTATATGAATCAGATTCCATGAACTTCTGTCCAAGTGATTTATACTCTGGAGCTTCAGCTTTAGGGTTGTGTATTGCTTTTGGCTCAACAACTTTACCAGCTTCAACTGCAGTTTCCATCTCTTTTCTAGA